ACAGCACCGCCCTTTTAAAATTATACTCTCTGCTGTGATGTGGGTTATTTGGCAGACCATCACCCTGTTAAGGTGCGAGAGAAATCTCAATGCTGGTTCAAATCCAGCCGTCACAGCAGAGAGTATAATAGAAAACAGCACTATAGCCTCTGGTACAAGCACATGTTGTATTACAGCTACAGTCTTCTTGTCCAGCCCTCGGGAACTTCCTCTCCCCGTCTTATGACTCTTAAGACTGGTGATGTAGCCGGGGTTTAAAGAAATCGTGTTGTATCCTATGGTATTGATTTATTCTTTATTGCGGTACAGCCATCGAGTCCCTATACCACAATGTGGTATAGGGATGCTTTGGGCATTAAGTTGCTCAAAGCCTTTTTGCGTTCATCGAGCGTAATCATAGCACTTCAAAATATCAAATCAAAAAGCATATACGCCAAGTATAACATATGTATATCACAAATGACATAGTTTGTCAACAAAAATCACAAAAATTAAAGTAAAACTGAGTGGACAGCGTTGATCCCGTTTCTTATGCTTATTCATAAGATTACACTCACATCTAAAAAACCTAATAAGAGGAGAAAAAATGGAAAAAGTAATATGTAAAGAGTGTGGAGAAGAATTAGAGTTAAGTGTAGATAATTTTCACAGAAACAATGCAAATAAGTCTGGATTTAACGGAAGGTGTAAGAATTGTAAAAAAACATATAATAAAAAATATCAGCAAGAAAATAGAGACAAAATATCAACAAGTCGAAAAGGATATTTAAACGAGTATAGAAAAAAAAACAAAGACAAAGCAAGAAGTGGTCAGAAAAAATACCTTACTTTATATGCAAAATATTCAACATATGGACATCAATTGTTTGCAGACGATGTAAGAGAATTAGAAAACAACATGTTAGAAGTAAAATGCAAGCAGTGTGGTAAATTATTCAGACCTACAAATATGCAGGTAAACAGCAGAATAGCATCTACAAATGGAGTAGTACGTGGTGAGAATCATTTTTATTGTAGCGAAGAGTGCAAAGATAATTGTGATATTTTTGGAAAACACCCATTGTTACTTAAAAAACAAGATGAGCTAAATGCAGGTATTTACACAGTCAACAAACATGAAGACTTTTATACATCCACTCAACTAAATGCTTGGAGCAAACAAGTAAGAGAAAATGCAGACAGCAAGTGTGAAATTTGTGGTCAAACAGACGATCTGAGCGCACATCATATGTTACCTAAGTCCGAGTATCCAGAACAAGCTTTAGACCCTGCAAATGGTGTCTGCTTGTGCGACAAATGCCATTACGAAAAGGGTCATTCACAAAACGGATGCAAAACAAGACAATTAAGAAAATGTGAGGTGAAAAATGTTTCAGAAGTTTGATACGATAGAGTCGTGCTTTTTACTCAAAAATGAATTTGACTTAACTATGCCAGATGTCTTTGTGACGAAAAGGTATAGACAACTTGTGTTAGAAATAGGCCAGCCTGAAGCTATACCAGTGAGACAAATTAAAACATTTGAAAAGTCAGATTACTATCAAAGTTTGTTTCCACAATACAAGACAAAAATATTAAAAAAAGAGTTTAAAAACTTATTTATAATCAATTATGGATATATTGATTCAATAACTGCACAGGAGATATTTTTAGCTCAAGCATCAGAAACAAGTATTTTCAATAAGTCATCTATAGAAGATGCTATAAAAGAGATTAGAAAAAGCAAATCTGAGAGTGAAATAAAGAAAAGGCTTGGAATGGGAACAGAAGATTTACTCCCTATTAAGGATAAATATACAATAGAAGAAATAGAAATAACAGAGAAGGAGTTAGCAGGATTAAATTTGGACATTAAGTTCGATAAGAAATCGATCGGTTTGCAGTGTCCTAACTGCAAGGAATATATATAATGTCATGATTGACATAAGGAGGTTGTTTTATGAGTAAAACAAACACAATAAGTAGTCGAGGAATAGATTGGGCAATAATCGAAATGGATTATATTTGGGGATTTCAGACAGATTCTGCAAAGCCTAAAAGACATAGTTATAACAGTTTAGCAAGAAAGTATACCATTGCGATGCAGGTAGTTGCAGCACAAGCAAAACAAAAAGATTGGGTACGAAAAAGAGAACAGGCAAATGAAGATGTTAATAATTATGTAATGGAGGCAATTAAAACTGATAGAGTAAATCAAATTGTCCAATTTGATAGCAATGCATTCACATGCGTAAGAATTATTAACTCAATAGTCCTTGATAAGTTACTTGAAGATACAGATGATGGAACCAAGCGCGTAAAGACATCAATTGACACACTTGAATTGCAAAGGCTTACCACAGTAGTCAGAAACGCAGTAAATGCTAAGAAAGAGATATTTGGTGACGTAAAAGCTGAAACATCTGATTCAATAGAAGTATTTAACTCAATGTTGAAAAAAATGGCTGATGAAGATGCAGATGAGGAGGATATTGATCATGACGATTAAATTTTCCACATTAAGCGAAAAATCAAAATATGCATTAACTCATTCTAATTCAAGGATTAATATACTCCATGGAGCATTAAGGTCATCTAAGAATTTTACAATGATTTTGAGGTGGATTTGTTTTATAACTACAGAAGTAAAGCCTGATGAGACATTATGTCTTTGTGGTGCGTCTATGTTTTTGGTAGAGTCACTTATTAAAGAAATAAAAGAAATAGTAGGTTATGATAATGTAGAGTATAGCAGGGCAAAGAGTGAATTAATAGTTCTTGGAAAAAAACATGTTGTTATTTCTTCAAAAGATGAAAACGCACATTATAAAATTATGAAAGTAACTCTTAAGGGTGCAATATGTGAAGATGTAGATCAATATCCGAAAGCACTGATAGACACTTTTTTGGTCAGACTTCGCCCGAAAGGAGCAAAGACATTTTGGTCAGTGACACCAGATGACAATCCAAGTAATTACATAAAAGTAAATTTTATAGACAAAGTTGATGAAATAAACGATGAGTTTGAGAGAACAATAGTTGCTCATCATTTTACAATTGATGACAACTTAAGTTTGTCTACTGAATATGTGAAGCATTTAAAAGCCTCGCTTAGTGGAGACGATTATATACGATACATAGAAGGTAAATGGGTAACAGAAGACAAAAGAGGAATAGACGGAGGACTAAATGGCAAAAAAAATTGCACCTTTGAGCAAAAAAGCCAAACATGCCTTGACTCACTCAGATTATAGAATAAATATGTTTGTTGGAGCAGTACGAGCATCAAAAACATTTATATCAATTATTAGGTGGATTAACTTCATTACCACGGAGGTAAGAGACGATCAACTGTTGTGTATTGCGGGTAAAACAATAGCCACAGTTGAAAGGAACCTAATTTCTGAAATAAAAGCAATAGTTGGACATGAAAATGTAAAGTATTCAAGAAACAAAGGAGAATTAATAGTTCTTGGTAAAAAGCATTTAGTAGTTGGAGTAACAGACGAATCTGCTAAAGACAAAATCCAAGGATCAACGTTGGTTGGGGCGCTTTGTGATGAAGCAGCACTTTATCCAATTTCATTTGTTGAGATGTTGAAAACCAGAGTTTCAGAAAGAGGCGCAAAGATATTCCTCACAATGAATCCAGAGGGATCTCAACATTACATGAAGACAGACTATATAGACAGGGTTGACGAGCTAAATGAGGCGTTCGGTGGCAAGTATATAATTGTACATACATTTACAATTCACGATAATTTATCATTGGACGAGGATTATAAGAGATCGTTAATTTCTGGCATGCAGGGAATCTATTACGAGCGATTAGTTTTGGGGCTTTGGGTTAATGCTGATGGACTTGTTTATGACTCATTTCATCACAAGAACATAAAAGATCGAGATCCAGATAGTGAGAGATTTGGGGAAATAACAGAGCATTCACATGTTGTTGACGTGAATCAGCTTTTAGTTGACGCAAAGAGAACACGCTTTAAGCATTATATTGTAGGGATTGACGTAGGAACGGCGAACCCTACTGCGTTTGTTTTAATTGGATTTGACGATATGCAAGGAGCCAAGTATGTAGTTAAGGAATTCTACCATAGCGGACGGGACACTAAAAGACAAAAAACAGATTCAGAATATGCTAAGGATTTGGCAGAGTTTATGAACGGCTATAATATAAGCGGAATTTTTGTTGACCCAAGTGCTGCAAGTTTTATAACACAGCTACGTAGGAATGGTATTTATACGACTCACTCTGATAACAGTGTCATTGATGGAATTCGTTTTGTAAGTTCATTATTAATGTCTTATAACTTATTCGTAGATAAGAGTTGTGTGAATATGATTAAAGAGTTTCAGTCGTACCTTTGGGATGAGCAATACATTAAGAGATGTGGTGAAGATAAGCCGTTATCTTCCGAGGATCATACGCTTGATGCTTTACGCTATGCATTGTATTCTCAATTTGGATCTTATGGCTTCGGATTAATTGGTGCAGGAAACAGAAAATAACAAAAATATAGAGAGGACAGCGAGTCATGATCGTTTCCAATGCCGTTTCATTGGATTACTCTCAAATACAAAATAACCTAAACGGAGGAAGTATGAAAACAAAAGTATGTAGCAAATGTGGTGAAGAGTTAGAATTGAATGCCGAGAATTTTCATAAAAGCAAAAGAGATGGATTCCAATCTAAATGCAAAAAATGCAGAAATGAAAAAGGCAGAGAATACATAAAAGAAAACAGAGAAGATAGAAATGAAAAATCTAAAAAATATTACATAAAAAATAAGAAAAAAATAAGCAGCAAATCAAAAGAAAGTTATATAAAAAACAAAGAAAAAATAGATGAGAGAAATAAGGAAAATAAAAAAAAGAGGGCCAAGCACTCCACATATAAAGACAAGTTATTTGCAGATGAGATAAGAGAAGCAGAGAGTGATATATTAGAAGTTAAATGCAAGCAGTGCAGAAAATGGTTCAAACCTACAAATTCACAAGTACGTTGCAGAATAGACTCATTAAATATTGGAGAGGAGTCTAACTTTTATTGCTCTCAAGAGTGCAAAAATAGTTGTAAAATACACAGAAAGAAGCCAGAAACACTTGAAAAGCAAGATGAGCTTAATGCTGGAATTTACAAGATTCATAAGCATGAGGGGTTCTATATAGATAGCGAATTAAGCATTTGGAGCCAACAGGTCATAGGCAATGCAAAAAATAAGTGTGAAATATGCGGTCAAGCGAGCGATTTAAGAGCGCATCATATCATGCCTAAATCAGAGTACCCAAAGCAAGCTTTAGACCCTTTAAATGGGGCTTGTTTATGCGAAGAGTGTCATAAGAAAGTACACAATCAAACTGGTTGTGGGACTGGTCAATTAAGAAAATGTTAAACAAGGAGGCGATATGGGAATATGTTGTTGTTCATTGGCTGGTAGTCAAGCTTGCATCAATTGCCCAAACAATACAGGGATTATAAATAATCATATGACGTATGTTCAGGAGTATACTCAAACGACAATTCAATATGAGCCATATGATCCAGAAGAGGCATTAAAACGATTTGATGAAATGATAAAAATAATAGAAGATGGGGGAAATTAATGGCAGCTTTAAGTACAGGAGAGGTATATCTTGGCTACTCAGAAGAGTCAAAATTATGGGACTTTTATTTAGCATCTTACGAGGCTCCATTGCCTGTTTATGCAGACAAATACTTAATCAGAAATGATAAAGAGTCTGCCACTGAATATGCGAATAGAAAAGAAGGTTGTCACAGAAAGAACAACAGTAAATATATAGTTAATTTACTCAACGCATATTTATTCAAAGATAAGCCAAGTAGGATTGCTCATGACGAAGTAAGCAAGAAACTTTTTGGTAGGTTTGAAAAAGATGCAGATGGTAAGGGAACAAATTTAAATCAATTTATGAGAAGAGTTGACAGATATGCTTCTGCACTTGGAAGAGTGTATGTTGTGATGGATAGAAAGAATTTACCTGATGGTGAGTACACAGGAACCCACAGGGATAATTTAATGTCCAAGCATTATGCATATATGGTGTATCCTCAGCAAATTAAAAAAGTTGCATTTGATAATTTTGAAAACATAAAATGGTGTGTTATAGAAGAGGCTTATTACAATGATGACGATCCTTTTGATAGCGATTCATTAATAAAACAATACAGATATAGGCTATGGACAGATACTGAGTGGTATTTATTTGATGACGATGATTTGAGTGAACCAGTTGAAAGCGGGAAGCACAATCTTGGAATTTGTCCATGCTTCTATGTTGATGGAGAAGATGGAGTAAGTAGGTATAATGGTCAATCGTTAATTGGGGATATTTCCTACATAGACAAAGCATTGTTTAACAATGAGTCTCGATTGAATCAGATTATTGAAGATCAGACATTTTCTCAACTTTGTATGCCAGTCCAATCATTACCGATGGGAGATGAAGCTGGTGTAGACGAAGTAATTGAAATGAGCACTAAGAGGATACTTCTTTTTGATGCTGCTGGTGGTAAGTACGCAGCGCCACAGTACATATCTCCAGATGCTTCACAGGCTGAATTTATATTGAATTACATATCGAAGTTGACAGTTCAATTGTATAATTCAATTGGTTTACAGTCGGAAGTAGGAGAGAGTGCCAATAGTGAGTCGGGAAAAGCAAAAGCGTATGACTATAGCAGATTGAATAGTATTTTATGTTCAAGAGCAGAGAGATTAGAAACAGTTGAAGAAAAACTTCTTTATTGTCTGTCGAGGTGGACAGATGAGAAGCTCAATGTAGAGATTAAATATCCAGACGACTTTGACATTCGAACGCTACAGAATGAAATACAATATGCACAGGAGCTTGCTTTACTTAGAATAAGTGATACCTTTCAGAAGGAAATTCATAAAAGAGTTGCAAAGAAAGCACTTCCAAAGGTGTCTCACAAGGTATGGGAAGATATAAATCATGAGATTGATATCAGTGATCCTTTGATCCCGACTGATGTGTTATTTGCTGAAGAGACATTGACAGCTAATGGTGACGACAACAACAGCAATGAGAATCATCAAGATAGACTAAAGAAGGGAAAGAAGGGCGGTAATTTACGTAAAGACCAGACAAAGGTTGATAACATGTAGGAGATAAAATGGCAGATGACACTACGTTCCAGTCCATTATACTTTCTAAACTTGACAAAATGGATTCAAAGCAGGACAACATAGTAAATGTTATTTCTACATTGGATAAGGGGTATGGGGAGTTAAGTGTCTTAGTGAAAGGTCTTGCTGAGACAATGGATGATCACAAAAAGTATCTTGAGGAAAGGATTAAGCGAAACGAAGCCGAAAATCAAAAAAATCAGGAGAAAGATGACAAAAGAGAAGAAGATACAAAAAAAAAAGATAATATCTTAGACAAGAGAATATCAAACATAGAAAAGAGCCAGAACAGAATTTATGGAGGGTTCGGATTACTTACAATTATAGGTAGTCTTGTTGGAATTTTTAAATATTTTTTTTAATAAAGTATAGAGTAAAAAAACAATAGCAGAAGCTAAAAAGGAGAAAGAATGTTAGACAAGTTTAAAAAAGAATTAGCATCATTGCAGGTAAAGACTGATAAAACAGAAGCAGAGGTATCAAGAGAGCAGGAGTTAAAATCTATAATCCTTGCACTTGAGGACAAGTCAAGTGACGATAACGTTGATTATGGAACAGATAAAAAGTTCTCTGCCGACTACGTAAAAGAATTACGTGACGAGGCAAAGAGTAATAGAATCAAGGCGAGAGATGTTGAGTCAGAACTCGCAATTACAAAAGCAAAGCTTGATAATATTGACCATGAAGACTATGCTCAGTTAAAATCAGAGAGAGAAAAAGTTTTAAAAGAAAGAGAAGAAGCAGCAATGGAACTCAAAAAGAAAGAGGGTGATTTTGATGCACTTATCGCTGATAATGAGAAGAAGTTTGGAGAGCAGATTGGAGATCTTATGAATAAGCACTCCGCTGAAGTTTTTGAGTACAAGAGTACAATCAAGTCTTTAAAATCGCAAAATGAGAGTCTTTTTTTCGCAGACGCATATAATAGCGCAGTGGCAGCATCAGAGCTTGAAATACGTGACCCTGAAGGAGTCAGGCTACGAATTGAACGGGAGCAAATCGTAGAGGTCGATGAAGAAACTGGCAAGCTATCAGTGGTTTTAAAAGGCGCTGATGGAGAGGTAAGGCTTGATGACTCAGGCGTTCCTATGACAGTAAAGGACAGGCTTTTAGAATTGAAAGCTGGAGAAGTAACATCTTATATGTTTGCAAGTATTAAAGAGGGAGCGGGTTCCAGTTCAGATACACAGGGAGACAAAAAGAGTACAGAGCCTAACCCTTTTAATCCAGCAACAGTCAACTTTTCAAGACAGGGTATTTTACTTAAGACAAACCCTGAAGAGTACAGACGATTAGAACAAGAATATAAAAATAGCATAAAATAAATAAGGAGAAATAACTAATGGCAGCAACAGTAATAGCAGCAGATACTAACACAACTCAGGGACAGGATCTTTTTGAATTTAATACATGGTTCAAAGCTTCTATCATGGAGACAAAGAAAACTGATAAGCTTTTAAATTCAGGTATCGTAGCATACAATGATGAGCTTGCAGGAAAAATGGCAGCGGGTGGAATGGTAGTTGAGGTTCCATATTGGAAAGATCTTGCAGCAGGAGCAACTGATTCAGGTTTTAATCAGCAGGTTTCTACTGATA